GGTGGCGTTGTTGACGTTGTTGTTGAAGTTGTTGTTGTGGTTGGCGGCAGGGTTGTTGTTGGGGGGATTGTTGTTGTCGCTGGCATTATGGTCGTTGTCGAGGATGATGAAGTCGTTTGAGGGAGAGTAGTAGATGTTGTCGTTGAAGTTGTTGTTGTGGATTCTGTGGTCGTTGTCGCTGGCAACGTGCTTGTTGATGTTGTTGTGCTTGTTGTGGTTGTTGTTGTCTGATATAAACCCGCGTTGGCGATTGACCATGCAACAAAATCGGGTTGCCAACTCCAAATGTATTCAAGCCCGGGATTGCCATCCTTCCACCACAAACAATCAGCCCAAGTAAGAGTGCGGTGCGCTTGATAATGCTCGATTGGCTGGTACATATGCCAAAAGTTTTCTTCGCCTTGGTAACAAGTCCATTCTTGAAATTGTGATTCAGCGTGTGCTGGTGATGTAAAACCCAGCATTAAGGCTGGTATCGGGATGAGCCTGCGAAACAGGCGAGCATTCATTCAAAAGACAAAAGTGGAATTTGTACTGGCTGTTGATCTGGGTTGTCTTGATACCAGCGCATCAATGCCCAAGCCTCGATTGCTTCGTCATACTCTTTTTTGTTGAGTTTGCGCGTGACATCGTTTTCTGTTGCGATCATTTCAGGGTTTTCTGCCCGGCATTGTTCAGCATATTGTTCTTGTGTTTTCATCATGCGATCCTGTAAGCACAACTCCAAGTAATTACTGCACCGCTAGCCCAAACAAATGGAACAGTTGCTGTGCAAGTTGTTGTTGTTGCGTATGTTCCAGAAGCAACGGTTGGAAACAGTTGTATGTTGCCACCTGCCATCGAACAGGTGATCGGATATAAAACACCACCCGAAGCGAACAGACCGTTACCGATAGCGTTCTGACCTGTATCGGCAGGGGTGACCGGGTTGGCAAAGAAAATGTTTCCAGTAACAGCACTCGTTGTTCCAAGCGTGAATGTTCCTTGAACTAAAACAAAACTGTTGACACGAGTAATTTTTGCAGCACTTAAAGTGCCGTTTCCAACAGTCAAACCCGACCATGATGGTGTAAACGAAGTTGTTTCGCCAATGCCATTTAATTGGGCAGCTGTTAGGACGTTGCCTGCTACGAAAGGGAATGGGTTAGCCATAGTGCTTCTACCTTACCCCAGCAAAGACGTTCCATCGAGCAATCCATAAGTGGCTGAATCAAGGACAAACTGGGCTATTACCGGGTACGGGGTCGTATAAATCTTGGTGGTAGCGCCGTGATTGAAATTGATGTAATGCTCTACGCCTTCAACAATGCACACTTGGGCAAATTGGATACTTGAGGACGCGCCAGTTTGAATTGTTTTTTGAATGTTGACTGTGTCGCCAATTTCCATTTTGCTCATGGTGGTTTCTTGAGCGTCGGTCAACATCAGGTAATCGGTTGACAATTCGGTGTATCTAGCGGTTGGGGTTGGGTACAACAAATATGACGCCAAAGTTGCAGCTGCCGTGTCGTCACTCAATAGGCAATTGTCAACGGTTAGGGCTTGCACAAAATACTGGTTTTGGCTGGTCAGGTTTTCTGCGACATTGTGGGTTGTGTTGCCCTGAATGGTGACGGTGCAACGGTTAATTACACGGTCTGCCTCAAACGAGACCCCTAATTCGTTGTAAGGAATGTTTGTTCCGTCGTCGTGAAAATCGGCGGTGGCTGTTCCAAGTTGGTTGGCGTATACACGGCTTAAAAATGTGAGGACACCAGATCGGCTCATGTAGGTGCGACCCTGTTCAGCAAAAGTGATCGCGTTGGTGTATTGCATAAAATTTGTTCCGTTGGCAATTTTGAAGTTTCCACCGCCTCCAAGTGTTTGAGTTCCAGTAGTAATGTTCCGAGCCGTTGCGCCAGTTGGATACGCGATTGACGGATACGACAAAACCGTATCTAAACGTGTGCTGGACAATTCAGCCGATGGAGTTGTGTCTGGTATCTGTGCTTGACTGAGCAAATAAAAATCGTCTGCGCAATAAACAGTAATTGTGTTGAGATCGCCCGGCTTGCCAAAATCGTATGCAAAATTGACAATGATTCCGATGAATACATAATCCCAATCTGTGCCGTTATATCGACTTAATCGCACATATCGCATTGGTGCAAGACCAGGCTGACCGTTAGGCGCGTAATACGGTGACGACGTATTAAACGGATTCCAATCACCGTTTGGGTCGTACATTGTCCATGACATTGTCCCTGATGCGAACTGGTCACCTACGTCGCGTCTGCCGCGTTTGACGTTGAGGTCGGTGACGTTGGCTGTTACGTCTGCGTAGGCACCCGAACCATCCAGCACGTATGTGGTGTTGTCCAAAATCCCTGCGTATGCGTTGTCAAGGATGAACGAAGTTGACCGTTGAACCTCAAGAAGCCATGTTCCCGAACCGACGACTGCTGCAGGCATTAGAGGTAACTTGACGTTGCGATTGACGCTGGTCCGGCAGCGCGGTTGAATGCTCGAAGCGCGTTAACAACGGCTTGACCGATTTCTGCTGATGTTGAGAAACCACCGTTGACGTTAACTGTGATTCCACCGCCCATGCCTTTGCCTAATGGGATGACGGCTTCTGGTCCTGCTTCACCAATCATTGCCAAAGTTGGTGAAGTCACAATTCCACCATCAGCCATTCGAGGAATGCCGTTTCTACCCGGTGTAGGTGTAGTGACTTTTGCTGCACCACCGATGGACGGTAAATCAACGTGGCTGATCGTGTCCACGTTTTTAAGAATTGGTATCGAGTTATACGCGCGGATAATGGCGTTGACTGCCATGATTGCGCCGTTAACCATGTTCTCAAATGCGCCAAGAATGCCATTGATAATTGCGTCAATACCTGATTTAAACCATGAAAATTTGTTGTAGGCAACACCAAGAGCAACTACAAGCACCGCTATTCCTGCAGCAATAAGACTGAATGGGTTAAGTGCCATGGCGATGTTGGTGGCAACGATTGCAGCTGCAACCAGTCCGATGGCGGCAGCGATCGCTAGGAACACTTTGGGATTTTCTTGTGCCCATGCGGCAAAACGGTTGAGGATTGGCAACACGGCCTGCACCACAGGCAGCAATGCCATGCCGATTGATTCGCTGGTTTCCGACAATGAGTTTTTAAGAATTTTCATTTGCCCTGCAGCTGTGCCGGCAGCCTTGGCAGTTGCCCCGCCAAACGTGCCACCGAGAACATCCATGACCTCATTGAGAGATGCGCCTTCTTTAATCATTGAGGCCATCTCTGGGGACAGCCCGCGCAATGCCTTGAAGTTGCCCTGATAGGCCTTTGCGAGCGCGTCTGCGACGCTGGCAGAGTCCATACCTGTTGCGGTGGCTATGTCCATAACCAAGGTCATGTCTTTCATGGCGATGTTTACATCTTTAGTTCCGCGCACAAGGTTCTCGAGGGCTTTGCGGTATTCGGTGTCGGTTACGCCAGAGGCTTTGCTCATGGCAGAAATCTGCTTCTCAATCTGGGCAGTTTGTGCAGCGCCAGCACCGGTCACATTTTGCAAGGTCAAAGCAAGTGCAGCTTGTTCCTTTTGATCTTCCATTGCCGCATAAGTGGCTGCGCCTAGCGCGCCTGCCATAGCGGTCAACGCGGCAGCTGCAGGGACGGCAGCCTTCTTGATTGCAAACTGGGCTTTCTTGCCTGCGCCTTCGAGTGACTTGAATTCGTTGATGGCTTTGTCAATGCCCTTGGAATCAAAGTCAGAAATGATCGGTATGCGAATGCTCATGCTGTCACCATATTACGGTTCACGGTTTCCATCACGCTTTCGATAACTTTTTCAATATTCTTTTCTACTTCGTCCGCATGGTGCTCGTATGCAGGCCACATGATTCGAGAGGCTGGACCAAAACGCGATATTTGGCGAACAAAATTTTCACCACGGATTCCTTTGCCGCCTTTTTTGCCTGCCATGTCAATGATCGCAGCTGCAGGATCTTTCTGCATGATGACGATCACGCCTTCACTTCCTCGACGTGTATCAATTTTGACGGTCACGCCTTTTTGTGCTTTCCCTTGGTCGTAAGGAAATTTGATGCTGCCTTTTGGGGCCCAGCGAAATTTCATACCCGACAAGAACTGTGTTGGGTAATTTGATTTGGCTTCCGTAGTAACAGGTTCGGCAACTTGTTTAACGTCGCGCGTCAGTTGCTTGCGGTATTCCGGGTCAATCTTGCGAAGCTCTTTGATGGCTTCCTTAACGCCGTAAACCTCGATGCCTGCTGTTGCCATGTCATTTGCCTTTGTTTTGCTTATTTATCAGACTAATGACGGTTTGCAGGTCGCGCGTGTCAAATGGGAT